CTCTGGCTGTCTGGTGGCCGGGGTTCTTGGTCTTTTAATCTAACTAGAAAATATAAACGGTTCCAGTTATGTCGATGTAGGAGTCTGGGTTCTTGAGCTTATGTTACGGTACCTCAGGAGTGGCTGTACGATAATCGATCATTTTTGTTTTCCTCGTTCGTGCTGTGAGAGTTAAAGTTTCCTAGTTTTATTAAAGATCGACGGGTTTCACTTCTTCACTACAATCAGTTTAGTGAAGTTTATGGTTTTACTGTGCTGATTCCACCAATAGTGAAGAAGCTTGGCCGTCCACCATGCATCATTCCCAGCATTATGCAGTTGACGTTCCGGAGGAGCAAATCCATGCTCGTTGAGAAGCTTTTTCAAGCTCAGCATCGTCCAGCTTCCTTTGTACCCAAGATAGATCAACTGTGTATCCAACCAAATTAAGTCGGTTGGAATCCACCACGGATATTGGCATTGTTGTAGGAACTTGATATCAGAAGCAAACGCATGTCCTGCTAAGAAAACGCGATCACTTCTCCTTCTTGCTTCACCAATCGTGTGTGTCAGGTAAGCAGGCACCTCTGCCTCTCTACAGACTTTGGTTAATCCAAATTGGAAATCACTCTTTCCTTTTACAAATCTTTGACTCTTACCTAAGTGCTCTTGTATGTTTAACGTCACTGCAGTAACGACATCCTCTTTATTGAATACGATTACCCCGACTTGCTTCAATTGGTGCTGTGCTGTATCCACGACTTCAACATCAATACAAATTACCAGCGGGTTTACCTCACAGTTTAATAACTCCAAGTAGAGCTCACGGTGTGCTGTCACGATACGATATTGGTGACTGGAATCCATTGTTCCTAGTTTTAAAAGAAAGAAAGAACGAGGCCGTGTGATTCAAGCATTCTCAATATATCATCTCAATCAATAATCGTCACTCCCGACATCCGAATCATCTTTACTGTTTCCTTGAGCAAGTTCATCTTCAAGAGTCAAGTTCTTACCGCGAGTCGAGCCAAGCACAGGTGGCGACTTATTGTTGAGTGTTCTGACTTGGAACTCGGTATACGACGTATCCGTAGGCTCAACGTCGTAATATTTGACCCCAAAGCGATTGAACTCAGACTTATTTGTAACAGTAGCTGTTAACTCGCCCCGTTCGGTGGAAGTTCCGTTCTGTCCTATATAGAATGTATCTATGATCTGATCCTCTAGCATCCGATTCTTGTTCTCTAGTCTTTGAGACTTATCACTCAAAACTGTTAAGCTTTCGCTCATGCGCTCAATGATGATGGATTGGTAGGCAATGCGATCACATGCAAGCTGGAGAACATCTCGAACTCGTCGACAAATAACAGGTGCAGACATGTCCTTCAGTCGCATATCTATGTTCTGTCCAACCTTGGCGATCTCTACCTCGTAAACATTAGTACACTCGTCCATAATCTGAATACAGTCGATTGCTCGTTGTGCAGTCTCCATTAACTGAGTGTGGAGCTTTTGACTAACAATCGATGCATTTAGTGCAATTGACGTGGCATCCTCAATGGTACTCTCAAGTTTAGATTCAATCTTATTGAGTGGTGTTTGCTTGTTTGTCAATGCATCCAACCACTTTGCCTTGTAGTTATCTCTCTTTGTGTGCGGCATTCTGATTGTTCCTAGTTTTAAAAGAGTGAAACAGTCGATCAAGTATGGTTTTCAAGCAGATATGACAATAATTGATCACTGGTAACAGATAATCCAATCAGTCGCGCGAGTAGTGAAAGGTCTGAGCGCTGCGCCTGATCAACAATTTCTTTGGTCAAGGATAACGGATCTCTCCAGTACGTGAGAATCCACGAGAGACGTTCCTGGATTTTTTGACGATGTCGTACAACATAAGGATCGTTGAAATTAAACGTATCCCGTATCATAGCTGAAATTGTTTTCTCTAAAGCATGTGTTGAGAAGTTTTCAAGGCAGTACCCATAAGGACGCAACCTGTCATTGAATACGACAAGCAAATCATGATTGCGTAATCTCCATTGTTTTGGGTTAACAATTGCATCTTTGATGACGACGCTCTCAATGTTCCCTGAAGAGTGGAAGATAGGTATTCGAGTGTAATACAATAAATAGGTATGAGTGGACTGGAATGCCAAAGAACTTAGATTGAAGACTCTTTTCGGTCGAGCAATAGATATCAAGAACGCAAGTTCATGTTTACAACAAGAAATACGCAAGAGGAGAACCCCTTCTCCCTGTAGTCGTGTTAGACAATCAAGAGTAAATTGAAACGGTTGCTCAATATCCATGATAGTGGTGGTTTGTGGAAGAGTAACTAGATTGAACATCCGAACGTCGCCCCCATACCGCGCTACGTTCGGATGCCAATGAAAGCTTGATTCATAGCCAGCTTCAAGTACTTCCGGCGGAATATATGTTCCCTCCCTCTGATTGATAATTGGGAATGAGTTCCGTAAGTCAATACCTACCACACGAAGTGCACCGTGGATACAAGCAGTTGCGGCTACAGCTCCATGACCAATCCCAATACTCAATATTTCTTTCCCTCGGATTCGGCGAGGAAGTGTTGAAAAAACTCTATGCCAAATGGAAACCGCACTCGCGTATCGACCGAGTGGGCGAAGAAGATGATCAGCGAAGAGTGATAGACGACGACTTGAGGAATCATTACGGCAATCGCATGACACTGGTAAGATTCCGAGAGTGTCTGAACATTGGTATGAGATTATGTCTAGTGATGGAGGGTTGTTAGGTGTGGTTTTCAGACTCACTCTTCCACGCGGATCTGGTCGTCTGTCTCGTAATGTTCGGAGAGCAAGGGTTGAAGACGTCCGACAGGCCAAAATGGGAAGGTTCTTCAATTCAGCTCGAGAGTGATTCTTCTCAGTGGCGAGTGAGAAGGCACGTCGAGCTGCAATACATAGTCCAGTACTATCTAATACAATAGTTCGGGAGAAAGTAGCATCATTGATTAATCGTTTTTGATATGATGTTAAAAAGATGTTTCCTGTTTCCCTATTACACATGATAATCAGAGATGTTAAATGTGTGCGTAATAAGAAAGCCGTAGATCTTGCTGTTCCTTGGAACAGAATGAGTCGTGCAGGAAAGGTGGCCATTTCTCTTGCCATCAAAGATGTCATTGCAGACATGGCAAGCTCACCTGCGAGCTGCGAAGCGGCGATCCTTCCGCCATGTGCTCCCGGCTGAAGGCGGACATTCGCATTACCAACGTATTGTCCGGACCGGTTAGAAATATGAAGTAAAGGTCTCGCGAGGATTCCCGCAACACCATAAGCGATGTTTTGTATATACTCGTTCACGACAGTTGTGTCGATCGACCGAGCGCCCTCTGTTGCAACGGATAACGCGATTGCGAGAATGAACCACGATGCACCCTTCAGAATCGCATTGAGAGGGCAATTGTTGAACTCCTTGAGGTCAAAGAGATCTACCGGCAGATTAACGAGACCAAAATATATCGCCTTACTACACCGGCGGCCAAGACAGAGAAGTAGGTGGGTATACACTAGATCAACTGGTCGAAGATCTGTTGCTGGTAGACAATTGATGATGGTTTCATCAGGGGGTGCGCTAGTTGACGATACTATAATTTGCTGTTCGAACAATAATTGATTCTGATGAAACGATGGCCAAGACACCTTATATGGTTTAGCTAAACTTACTATGTCCTCAGGTAATGACTCGTAATCGTCTGATAAAATATAGGCTAATTCGGCATTCTCTATATCTACCGAGCATTGCGTCAAAACTTGGAACCAATTAGTCAAGGTGAGATAGAATGCTTGAAAGACAATCGGAATGTCTACTCCTCCAGAACTTAACACCCCTGCATGGTCGGAGCAGAAATTCAGGTGGGTTGGAACAGTTTTAGAACCGAGTACGGCGAACGCTGCCTGGTTTAGATATTCATGTCGGTGTAGTGCTGAGCCGCCGAATGAGACTGGCATAAACGTTGAGAGTTTATCAATGGTCCATGGACACCTCGCAGAAGTCAACGATGACATTACATCTCGCAGGTTCCTGTCCGCAGAGAGTTGGCTTGCTATAAGAACGAGACGTTCGATTTGATGTAATGTGGACGTGGCTTTCATTACTTTAATCCCATGATCGTCTTTTTTTGCTCGTGTTTGTGTTCCGAAGTTTGGAGGGTAAGGTCCAGGAGTTAGTATCATGTCAGTCGATGTTTGAGCCCTACTTATCGCACTAATATATGCATGGTTTGGATCTGGGATAGAGAGTTTATATTCAAATGGAGTATAAACACCAATATTCCGGTTTTCGACACCAATTCCCCAGTATTTTCTCAAGATGTCACAAGCTTTATATGGACTGAATCGGCTTGCGGCTAGAGGTTTGCGATCAGCAAGGTTTGCACGATGGAGAATATATCGGAGAATATCACTGTTTCCTTGTCGAACAGCTTTGGCAAAAGGGTTAGCTCCAGAAATCTTCGTTATTGTCCTTGTCATGACAAACCGTCCCAAAAGTGCCTGTTTTACACCATATGGTGACAAAGTGACAATATCGGACATGATTTTTGGGTAAAGAGGCGATGTTTTGGCTAATGTATCCTTCAGTAGTAATCCTGATTTAGTCAAATCGGATGTGAGAATCTGTTTGATCCACCGGTTCTTTGTGATGTGTGGGAGAGCTAACTCGACTTGTTTCTTAAGTACAGTTGCTAAGTCTGATGGTCGTGAGAAAGGTAGTGAACCTGGATCATCTATCAGGGATCGTAAAGATGGGTGTTTCGTAAAGTAAGCTCCTTGCAGTGTGTACCTGAAATCTGACGCTAACACCGGAGATAGCTCACCAATCTTAAGGACTGCAGGAACATCCCAAGAAAGGTCATCCACTTCACCTTTCATGAAGAATCGAGTCCATCCCAAGTTAGGGAACCCGCCAAGCGTTCCCGGAAGGAGAGCTACTAATTGACGAGAGGACGGATTTTGGAGAACTCGGGTCAGTGTTCGGCTATCTGTATCTTGTAATAAATGGTCCCTCGATGCAAATAGAACACGGAAGACGAGCCATGATCGCCAGAACATCGCCAGAGGTGTTCTGTAAACACTGTCGGCACATTGCATCGCTATAGCATTTGCAGACGCGATTTCGCGGCTTAATGAAGGAATGTCAGTGTCATCTCGCCTAAAGGATCGAGAAGCAAACTTTAAATTATAGAGAATATGCGCTCCCTTAACATAAATCTCTTTACCATACGTCAATACAGTTCGAGAATCGATACACTCCTCAGGCTTCATAGTGTGGTTTAACCATTTGCATGATACCTCCAAAGTCGCAAGTAACCGACGTAACTGGGTTGCGAGAGTGCCATTCTGAAGATTAAAATCAAAAGAGAACACGACATTATCGCCTTGTGCAGCTAAATTGAAGCTTACATGCAATGGTTCCAGTGCCCACATCACCATTGCAATTGTTAATAATGACCACAAACCTTGGGCTAAGCCTTCAATTCCCTTGTTATGATTTCTCCAAACAAGATCGCTTTCGCGCCACTCTGTAATCGGAATAGTCGGATCTGCGAATTCAGGAAGCGAATGTTTATCGGTTAGCACAAAAGTTGATTTCGAGAAGAAATGGTGAATCTGAGAGAAGACTCCTGATAATCCGAAAATACACTCAAGCTCACCCGCTACTGGATCTACAGTTTCCGGGCACATTTTGAGGTTCCATCGAGAAAAGTCGGCTTCGACCAAAACCCGATTTGGCTTATCATGATACCTGACTAGATCGTACAATCTCTTCTTTTGCTCGGCATTAGACATGGTCATAGTCTGATGTGGGAGGTATTCTTTCATAAACTTTTCCTTGATATTGTACTCTGTTAAGGTAAAAAAAGTACGGACTGCAAATGGTAATTTCCCGAAGCATCGCGCTGCTCTTTTGAACTCGCGTTCCTTCTGAGTGAGTTCAACCACCAATTCATCCTTATAGAATCGTCCGTGTCGCATACGCTCAACTGTCCCTTTGAGATCAAAATGTTTCATCTCCACAACTGCCTTGAGTAATCGTCGAGGTGACGATTCATGTCCGCCATACCAATATCTAGACATCTCCTTAGCTCCGGGACATATAGCCTTGTCATCTAAGAATTTGAGGTAGTCTTCAGAATAATCGAAGTCTAAGAACTTCCCAAAGATGATTGTGTCTAGGTCAGCCAGCGGGTAAGAACTCAGAGGAAGAGATGTGGTCCGATTAAGAAAATGACGTCTTAATTCAGTACCTTGAGCGGGCTCGCAAACGAATGGCGGCCAGTCTTGGTGTTTACGTATATATCCACTTAAGATCAGGTGTCGAACAGACCGTAGAACCTGTCGGATTTGGAAGACTCCTAGTATGCCACGTGGCTTTGCTTCTTCCTTAACAGAGGCTGCTGAATATTTTGCATAAACAGTTGGATGTCCAGATAATTTTGTTAACCCGAAAAGCTCTGCCGCGTCGTGGATCTCAGTCACTGCGTCAACGATTGTTACTAGGGTATCGGTCAATGATGTCGAACCAATGTATGCTTGCTCGCGTGCACGAATCTTATCGAGAGTGCGTTCGTAGGAACTATACGATAACACATCCCCATTTGTTAAGGTGTTGAGATGGGTTTTGAAGATTGCTTCTGGTGCCTTAACAATTTCATATCCACTATTCCCAGCACGGCTTAGCACCTCTTCTTGCCAGCGGAGAATCCTATCAACATGTCCAGGGAGTGCGGCTGATCCGTTATGGAATCCGATCTGCAGTGCGACTTCTACATTTAGTCTAGCAAGACAAGCATCTTGAATCATCTGTATCTGTTCTAACACAGCAAGATGCCACTGTTTGTTATGGTACACACAGATGAATCCATCGCCAAAGATGATCTTAACTGACTTATACACATGTACTTTCATTCGCTTTGGATCAACATAATTTTTCCGGTACTGATCTACGATATCGGACCAGAATTTTGCAGGTTGTGCAAATCTGTCTAAGCGGTCGTAGTCTTTTGGCTTAGTCCACAAGCGCCCTCGTACACGCTGGATCTCTTGCTTGGTCAAAATGTCTTTCAGCTCGTTACAATAGGCAGTCAGCTCAATGTCATAAATCTCCTCTGCATATGATAGTGTTTTCTTAAGGGTTTTATCAGGCTTATCAGAAATATGGAAGAGTTTGGGATACGAAGTCGCGTCTAGGATTTTTGGCGGAGATGTCATCAGATCAAGCGCACTTGAATAGGATAAGGAGTGACGTCTGAATGAGGAGTACTGGAGTTCTGGATGGCGTCGGAGAACCTTATAATAAGCTGTGGCTCGGGCCCAGTCCCGTCCGACACTCTTCGTTGTTGGAATTTCATCGCGAACGAGCTCGTCAAAAGAGATCAGTCTTTCAAGAAGAGATATGAGAATAGGTGCGTCAAGGTGTTTCTCAGGCGGTTGGACCCTTCCAGTGGCGGTCTCTTCCTCCAGCGTGTCTGGAACGTAGTCGGCAGTACCCAGAAAGGCTTCCATTTTGTTCCTAGTTTTAAAACACAATAAAGAGGCGCGAGAGAATAATGACCGTTGATTGCCAGACTTCCTAATTTTAATCTGTGGAGGCGTCCTCATTAGGTGTCCGAATGGTTGTAGCTTCCATACGAGCCACCACAATCGCCTCCTGCTGCTCGGTGATTTTCCCTCCTCTGTAGTTAGCGAAAGTTGCATTTGTATAAGATTCAACCTTCTTGCATACTCCAACAAGATTTTCAATTTGACTGAAGCCAACGGGGATAAATTGATTCCCATGTATCGCCTTAACAAAGGGTCGAAGATCTGCGGGTGCGGTAAGCAGAAGCTGGAAAGCGGCATTGGCCGCCTTCATCTCTGGGTGAAGTTCTGGAAATGCAGCCCGCACCCATGCATACTTCCCCAATACAATGCGGATTGATCGGAGTCCTCCCATTCCAAAGTCAGCAAGTAGATTGAACATGTTTGCGAAAGATTGTGCTGCGCCCATCCGACAATTCGGCAAGTGCTTGACCACATTCGCTGTGAGGTTTGACCGAACGTCACCAAGAGAGGTGAACACGGCATTCATCTTCTGCATAAGAGCATCCTCCAGATAGGGTGAATTGTCGAAAAAGATTAGAGGGTCTCCAATGACTCCAGCTGTGGCAGCAGATTGTCGCTTCTCATTAAACGCCGCACGGTTGTCGGCAGTAATACGTTTGTTACCTGCAATAAACATAAGACCGAAGAAGGCACCTAACTCATCAACATCAGCTTCGGCTAAGGTCAATATCTCCGATTTAGTCACATCCTCAGCGTCTGCGAAATTTGTTGTGATAATTGTCTCTGGAGAGATATCGTCGTCTGCAATTTTAGCGAGTCCATCTAGAGTAACAGGCGGGAAGGGAGATCCAGTCATATTAGTACGATCGTTCAAGATATGAGCCGTGGCACTTGCGAGTGCTCGAAGCACTACCTGTTTGTCTGTGCTCTTGATCATCTGTAAAACCATATACGCGAGGATACCATCACTATTAGATGTTGTCACTTGCAGATCTAAGATCACTTTTGGTACCGGGGGAATTCGTCCCGCAGTTACCCTTCTTGTCAACTCTGTGGTATCCCCCGACCATAAATCCATCCTAAGAGCAGCGATTGATGTGGTCTGTGCCATTTTAGTAGTAAATTGGTCGCGCGATGAGTAAGTTTAGTATTGCGGGTACGTTGGTGTTCCTAGTTTTAAAAGAGGACATTAATAGGCGATCAAAAACTAATATGGAAGACGTTTGTGCTTGTGCTTCTTTTTCGAGTTATGTGTGTCAGATATGGTTGATTGAGCATCAGGTTGCGAGATAAGTTTTTGGGAGGCTGTATTCATTTCGAAAGATGTACTAACATGCAGGGCAGTAGCTGCGAGCTTGTTTGCTTCTGCATATTTCTTCCTAAAAGTAATGATACACTCTTCAACGGTTCGTGTGAGTTCAGTATAAAAATGCATGGAGGATTTCCACTCATCAGGAGCTTCTGAGTTATTTTCTGTTCCAACTATCTTATCGAGAGCATCGAATGATGGTTCATGGTTGTACCCAACTGTCAAGACTACTTCCCGAAGGAGTGTCCTCATAACCATCTCTGAATCCTTCCCACGAGGAACCCACTTTGTAATGATTGTATGAGGCGTGTGTGTAAACAATGCAGCAGTTGTATCATCTAGGGTACTCTTAGATGCCATAATGTTGTTCCTAGTTTTAAAATTGTTAAGACACTATTCTCTAACCGTAAAACTAGCAAATCCAACCTCTCCTGGATTGTAAGTCAAGCGTGGAACATTAAATTCTACACTCATTAACTCAAACGCAGAGTTGAGGCATGACGTGATCTGATTTTTAATGAGATCAGTGATGGGCAGGAGAGGAATAGAAATTAGAACTTGCTGACATGATGCGATGACATTGGTCCAACAAAGACAGATGAACTCTTGATGTTTCTTCGCGAGTTGCATCAATTGATTTTCTGGGTCAATTCGTTCAATTATTGTCAGATAATAGTTACAATTCTCTACAATGTCTTTCAACTCGGAAGCGGTAGTGCCACCTAAGACCAATGCGATCAAGACTCGCGCAGTTTCATTCAAGGCTATCACGTCATTCACATTCTCCCATATAGAGAGAATTAAGTTCACATTCGACTGTAATTCTCTCGCCATATCAGATATAACTGTTGGTTCGAGTACCTGTGTAATCTGATCCCACGTGCGAAGAATGGTAAGCCCATAGACAGTGACATCTCGTGCCGAGAAGAAGTGGCGCGAAGCACGCTCAATACCACGTCTAACTAAGATCTCAGCAGCAAACTCCATGATGTTCCTAGTTTTAAATTGATGCAGAAGGACGGATGGTTCGAGACTAAGTGAATAATTTCTTGAGGCGTTTCTTCTGTTGATTCTTATCTTTAACAACCGGGATAGGTACAGACGCAATACTCGGAGCTGTGTCAATCCGACTAGCAATCGCGTCAATATTAGCCTGTAATGTTGTGATATGAGCATTTGGATCATATCCCGCATCACTTGCGAGAGAAGTTTCAACTCTCTCTCGTTCATGTTCATATTTGACCAGAATATCTCGTGCCTCCTGACTGATTTGAAGAACAGTTGCGTCCCGATCACTTATAGACTGTTGAAGAGATTCGATTTTGAAGTCTAGGGACAGGATTGATTCCTCTATTTTCCGGAGAGTTGAAGGAGGAATGATATCATGGGTCTTAACCTCAATATTTGAGACGAGTGCTTTAAGTTCATCAAGTGCAGTAGCAAATGTGGAGATAGATGTCATTGCAGTGGTCAACCGCTCCATCTGGAGTGTGCTTTTATCAGATAAGGTTTTGATGTCCGCTGTAACTTTTCTCTGCACATACGCTGATACCCTCTTGGAGATCAGTGATATGATATCATCGGAGATTCCAGCTTGCTCTAATGTTTTTGCCTGATCACTAGTCGTCGATTGGGCAGTTGAAATGACTGTTTTCCCGAGCCCCGTCTTAGATGATGTAGATTCTCCAGCAAAAGATACCACCTCTTGAAGAGCCTCGTCACTCCATGCTCCGCCCTTAGATAAGAAGTCAATCTCGTCAGCCATTAGATTGTTATTATCAAACGTTTTTAGGTGAAGATAGAAGGCTG